TTGGCACCTCCTGTATATTAATCATTAGATTTTCTTAATGAAGTCTTGGGCTTCTTGTCTTGACCAACCCTTAGTAAGCTGTAAGTACAAAGTTAGTTCTCGGTTAGTCATTGACTTATTTGCCAATTTCTCTTTAAGAATTTTCTTATTTGCATCACTGTCTATCACATATGAGAGGTTCGTTAAGTCTTTCTCTAGGCTTTCCTTACGGAAGACATCTCCACCTTCCATTTGTCTAGGGTCAGTCTCATAGCCAGCTTCTAATGCTTTACTAACATTATCGAATCTAATAGGCTCTTCCTTTACCCCTGCAAATGACTTAACTACTGCATCCCATGTACACGTTGTATTAACTGGGTTTGTAGTGATAGCCACGTTATAAATCTTGGCTTTAGTTACCTTATCACCATCACGCTCCATGACCTTACCTTCTACAGAGAAGCCTACTTTTCTAGGAGCATTAGACTTCTTAAGTGCTAAAGATAGGTGCCACATACGTTCAGCTTCAGGTATACCTTTCAGTAACTCACCCTCTACCCAGAAACCGTTATCGTCTACCTTACAGGCATCCGTTGGGTAACCAAGTATAATGGAGTTATTGTGGTCATAGTTAAAAAATCCATGGTTAACGAAGTCGCTAAAATCTAGTCCCTTCTGTACTAGTGACTCGCCTTGTCTATCCTGTGCATCAGTAGATGCGTATCCACGAATCATCCAACGGTCTTCACCATCTTCTGACTTAGCGATATCCATAGTCATCATGAAATTAAACTTATCATTCATGTCACTCACCTCCATATCTAATATTCAATAGCAAAATAACCCTACAAGACTAAAATCTTGTAAGGTCATTATTCGACATACCTTATTGACTATACTGCTCGTCTATACCTTGTGATATATCTGCATCTTCCTGCTGTTGGTTAGCTTCCTCAGGGTCTTGCTCTTCATTAGGGTCTGCATTAGGGTCTCCACCAGCACTAGGGTCTTGTTGCATTTGGTCTGCTTGTTCCATCTGTTGCTTCTGTAAGAGGTAATTAGTGAACGTAGGGTCAAGTATAATGTCCCCTCCCTCAATAGGTGGGTCATCATTTTCTTTACGAATCTCATTGATGGTCTTACGAGTACGTACTAACTTCTCATTCAGTTCTGCTCTCTCCTGCTCTGTTTCTTGGTCTAAGCCAACAAAGTTAAAGGAGTATTCAGAACCAAATCTTCTTACAATGTGCTTATTGATAACAGACTCAAGGAAACGTAATAAAGGACGTAAACCCTTATCCTTAGAGTTCTTTAAACGAGACTCCATACCACCTTCCATGATAGAAGCCCCACCTCCACCACCACTACCGCCACGGTTAGGGAAGTTAATTTCTGATGGGTCAATCTGATAAACAGCACAGCAGATATTTATTAAGTAGTTCATCCACATTTCATACTCCATCTCACGGTTAGACTGAGCTACGTTGATGTACTCTAATCCTTCTACTGATACTACTGGTGTCTTCCATGCACCTGTAACACCTGATAACTGTGCTTGCCACTGTCTACGGAAAGCATCAAGTTGTGGCTTACTGATATTCTGACCTTTAAGATTCATTACCCCTTTAGTAGTACCACCTTGTGAGAAGTATCTAGAGTTATATTCCTCTGCATACAAGTGTGAAGTTACTTGATGTATAAGAATCTCTAACTCTGAGAATCCATAAGGTTGAACATTGATATCAGTTCTAGGGTTACGTACACAGAAGGCTAACTCTGTATTATTGAACTCTGAAACTACAGTACCTTGTATAAGCTGTACAAAGTGGTTGTCCTGCTCTGTAGTGTTGGTTACAAACTCATCTTCTCCTAGTGACTCTACATCAATCTCAGCGGCACGTATAGTAGACGCATCTACTGCATACAGTTCAGCAGGTCTACCCATTCTATCAGGAACAATCTCGAAAGTTAGTTGATCATATACTAAAGAGTCCCACAGAATCTTACGCAGAAAGGTATCAAAGCTATCCCTAGAAGGATTGTAGTCATACCCACAGTTCTCTAGGAAAGATTCTATTGCCAACATCATTCTCTTCTGTATCTCTGTGCCTTTAGCCTTAGGGTCTCTTAGTTTCACCTCGAACCCTACACCGTCCTTAGTAAACCTAGCAGGCTGAGAGAAGGTAGATATTTGGTTAATCCTAGTAAAGATAATAGATGATATAACTGAGTTTCTGATTGCCATTCTCTTTAGTGTATCGTATGATAAAGAATAGGGTTTGTCCTTGTACCCCATACTTTGAACTATAGCCATTGGGTCTTCTACTATCGCCTTAGACTCTTGAGCACGTTCTGACTTAGCGATAGTGTCATCTTGGGTTTCATCCATTCCGCTACTCATAGCAAAAGGAGCTTCGCCTAACTTAACAGTGTCAGCTAGGTTCCCAAAGAATTGTTTAATTCCCATGTAAAGCACCTCCCTATAATTACTACAAACTGTTGCTTCTCTCACATAAAATCTAAAAAGAAAGAAAAATAGCATACACCAATGTGTATGCTACTATTGCTGGTTCGTGTTGTCCTTCTTAGCCTTCTTATCCTTACCCTTATCCTTCTTCTTCACTTTGTTAGCTTCGATAATAAGTTTGTGGCTTTCCTTCTTATCTACTTTCTTGTTACGAGAACTATGACCACGCTTACCCTCATCTTTATCCTGTCTGTTCTTCTCTTTCTTATAGGCTCTAACATCAGCGTTCTTAGCCTTCTCATTAATATCATCTATCTTCTTCTGCCTTGCCCTAGATTCACGCTCTTTTTGGTTGAACTCTACCTGTTTCTTCTCTTCCTCATTCTTCTTAGCGTGGTCAGCAAAGGTACTACGTACCCACTGCTTACGTGTTACTGTATGACCATCCCTTACATATGTCACAATCTGTTGTATAAGACCATCACGGTCTGACTTACCTTTTTCTAAGTCAATAGTAAGCAAAGGCTCTGCCTGTACATCAGGGTGTGACTCATATAGAGCCATAACCTTGTCAGGGTCATTAGGGTTATAGCCCATACTCTTTGCTACTAACTGGCATTCATACCAAATCTTAGCGTTCATATTCATACCTCCCACCAGTTTACAATAGAAAATTCCATATCTCCTAGGGCAGACTTGTACAGGTCTTCATCCTCAGATTTACTTAGACCATCTAAGAACTCCTTAACCTTCTCCATAGGGATTGTGTGCTCATTCCAGTCTGTACCGTCCTTACCAGTGTCTACGATTGATAGAATAGGATTACCATTCTCATCTGTATCCTTCCTAGCAAAAGATGACTTATCCGCACCAAATGACCACTCTACACCTGACTCCTCTTGTCTAGCATCCCCTACACCTTTCAATCCTACAACTTCACGTAGGAACTTTTGCATCTTCTTATTAGGAATCTTAAGGTCATGTAGCTTTTCCTTATCTGCATCAGCCTTGTGCTTATCCATTTCCTTAGGATTCTCTTCAAAGTGCTTACGTAGAGCAGTTACACCATGCATATAGTCTATATTCTCATTGTCATGGCGTTTACGGTCTCTGATATGTGGAATGTGGGCGTATTCGTCAATCAATCTCTTCTTGTGCTCCTTGCTCAACCCTCCTAGGAAATTTTTTACATCATGTACATTCTTTTGCTCGTCATTCATGCTTTCAACACGTTTGACCTCTGACTCATGTTTCTCACCGTTTTCTCCTACATTCAGGATAGAAGGGTCTTGCTCAATCTTCTTTCTTAAGGCAACCATATTCTTCATATGCATAATAGCGGCTTTCTGTTTCTCTGCACCCTCTTTACCTTCTCGTGGGTCTGAGTCAGCTATACCGTGTTGCTTCATTAAGTCGTAATGCTCCTTAGGACTCATGTTCTTAAGTATACCCTTTATGTCATTTCCACCTTGTTGTGCCCTAGATGGGGATGGACTAGTAGGTTTACTAGCTTGTGGAATCTCTGTGTGCTCCATAATATGAGGGTTCTCTTTTAAATGAGCCTTCATCTTTGTTACATTCTTCATATGTTCAATGGCTGA